CATAAATTGAAATTTCTCGGCTGATGAATTTTGTCGGCCTCTTGTCATGAGTAATTGAGTTGATCATCGCCCCGGAGTCAATGTGCCTTGCGTCCTTGATTTCCCACTTCCATTGGCTAACCATTTTGTCCGCACCTGCCATGAGCATCTGATCAGCCGTTTCGCCAGCCAATTCACCAAGCTCTTTCATCTGCTGGATAATGTCGTCCAGCCCTTCACTCCGAAAATTAGCCACTTAGACCACCTTGCAATCAAAGATATGATGGATGTATCCGGTGTCCGGTTCAAAATCGACCAAGTATTCGTAGGCAACATCGTCATCTCCGGCCAAGGCTTCGGCAATTGCTGTCACAACCGGATCGACGTCCAGTTTTGTGAATCTGTCGACCTGGATCCGCTTTATCCCATCCGATCTTTCTCCATCAGCCATCAGCGCCGGAAATCCAAAAGGACGCCAGGTGGTGTAGTTACCAGTCCCTGCACCCTTCCACTTGGTTGCTTTGGGGTCTGCTGTCAGGAGCAAGTTTTTAAATTCAGCTAACTGCATAGGCACTCACCACTCTTGATAAATTCATGTCTGTAATCGACTCGCCAGATTCTGAATCCTTGCCATGAAACAGCCTTTCAACCAGATACTGGTCTGATCCGATTGTAACCACCGCTTTTTGAGCAATCGATTTGTTTTGCAAGATCCGGATCCGCTGAGCAATTTCGACTTGTTCCAGACTCTCAGTGTATTGGACAGGAGAGCTTTCAAATGAAAGCTCTCCATACCAGCATTGTGTGATCAGGATAAGTGTCTCATTCGGCATTTCACCGGCCGCAGCTGTGTTCGTGATTTTATAGATCGAGCACATACCTGTGTCCAGAATCATTCTGTCTCACGCCCCTTCATGGATAACCAGCGCGATTTCAACCGGTATCGCAACCATTGAGGCCGCTCGCCAGCTTGATCTCTGTTCTGATATCTCCAGACAGCGAAGTCAACAAGAGTCATCAAGTCGTCCGCATCATCTTGAAGGTTGATGCCCATGCGCTCGATCTCGAGTTCTGCCGCCTCGATCACCTTGGCCAGATATGTGTCAAGCGACGTGTCGCCGCTGGCCCTGTTCAGCCTCGTTTTGACCAGAGTTAAAGCCTGTGTACTCAAGGAGCCCATGGGTCATCGTCCTTTCATCAGGTGATGGTGTAAGCAGCGGTGAAGACCGAAGAGGCATTGCCATTCTGATCATAGGCGATCGCCTTGATCGTGGTGGTGGCTTCAAGAGTAATGGTTGCAGTTGCTTCGGTGTCGGTGTTGTCAGGAGTGCTGCCATCAGTGGTGTAGTAAATCTTGGAACCAGGCGTGACGCAGTACAGGCCCACATCAACACTGGTTGCATACGATCCAGCAATCGGCAGCGCATAGGGAGTCGCACAAGTGTTTGCCGTGTCGCTGGCGAAGCTGGCCGAAGTCGTCGGAGTTTCGTTGTTAATGTTGACGATGACAAAACCCTCTCCAAACACAGGCTGACCATCATAGCGGGCTGTGCCCTTGAAAACGGTCTGATCCTCGATGAACATGGCCTGATCGGAGACTGCGATCTGAGCGCCTGCGCGTTCTGCAAGCAGGTACAACGAGCCATAGCCGCCAGCGATATCGTAGTCATCCATGAATTCAAGGATGACTACATCGCCACCGATGATTGGCATGACCCCGTTGGCTGTAGCAACCAGTGCTCCAGCAGCATTGAAAGCAATTGTTTTTGCCAAGATGGTCTGCCAGGTCTTGTCATTCATCACCCAGAATTTCTGACCGTTGGAATAGTTGGACTTGGCCACGCCAAGATAGGCGACCAAGTTGGCAAAGAAGGTTTCAGAGCTCATCGATGCCGGGTCGAACTTCAGGACGTTGGTCGTGTGCAGGTCGGTCCAGGCCGGTGCATTTGCATCCCAGTCGCTCGGTGCGCTTGTCTGGGCAAGTCGAGTCAGGAAGCCAAGCGGCATTTTCGTGCCAGAACCAAAGACAATAGCTTTATCAACACCAAGACCGATCGACTGACCGATCATGTCCATGATGTCACTGAGCAAATTCAGCTCGGAATCTTCCAGAGTGGAATTCGGCACAGGAATGAAGCCGCCAACCTTATAGCCATCGACTTCGATTTGGCTGAAGCTCAGAGCCAGTTCATTCAGAGCGCCAACAGCTTCTGTCCAGACGCCTTCGGGAATGCTGCCCATGATGGTCTGACGTGCCTTGCCGCTGACGGATTTGACGAACACTTTGCTGGCCAGCTTGGAGTAACGGTGCAGGTTGTCGCGAAGGACTTCCAGCAGGATTTCAGGGATTTCCAGTTCAGCGCCGGTTACCGCACGCTTCTGACCTTTGAGGGCGCGGATCCTGGTCAGGAAATCTTTAACTTCGGTACGGGCAATCAGGGAGGAACGAACCTCGGTGGCGATGCCATCGAAAAAGCGGTGTCTCTTGGTCATATAAACTGCATTCCTTTCTTTGTCCGGTTCTGCCGGCTGTTCAATTGGGGCCTGACGATTTTCGATTTCGTCCAACTCGGCCTGAAGCTTTTGGATTTCGGCTTCGAGATTTTTTTTTGCGTTGTCATGTTCCGCCATCTCGGTTTCAATAGCCGAATTCTCCGTTTCGAACTCTGCCACCTGGGCTTCCACAACGTCGCGCTCTTCGGCTGATGTTTCCTCAGTGATTTCGCTGATCGCTGCTTCAAGCTCTGACTCGCGGATCTTCATCGTCGCGGTCCGGGTTTCGAATTCAGCATCTTTCGCCCTGAGATCATCGAGCTGCTTTTGCATCAGCTTGATTCGAGATCTCAGCACAATCTGCTTAAGTGCCATTTTTCTTGATCCTTTCTCTCATTTGAGATTTCCAAACTTCTGTCTGGCGTTTTTGAATTTGCTGCAGCTCGTTGGCTCTGGCGCTGATGGATGTTTCCTTATACGCCGGGAACGTGCAGGGTGACACCTCGTAAAGCTCAACCTCCATGATCCTGCTGTGCCAGCTGCCGTCATTCCGTTCAGACATCTCCTCGCGGACAATGTCAAACCCGAATGAGCACTGGCTGACGTCGCCCCGCTCGACCCTGGCATGGGCATTAACCGCGTCGCTGTCTTTCTCGTTGATCTCGATCTCGCCAAACAATCCATGGCTGTCTGTCCCCAGCACTAAGGTCTTCGGTACTGTCCGGCCCAGGACAATGTTCGTGTCATGGTTCCACAGCGCTCGAATATCGCCTGACAAGGTCTTATCAAATGCGCCCGGATCGATGGTCTCAGAGAATCCAGGAAACATCTGATACTCCTCGCCAAACACACTGAAGTATCCGCGGATGTACTTTTTCCCGTCATCGCGATTTTCAGCTCTGAGCTCCGGTGCGATGTATCGGTATTGACGTCCGCTTCGCTTATCCATTTGCGTCATCGCCTCCTTTCTGTACAAGTTTTTTCTGATCGCCAATCTTTGCATATGGCACATAGTTTTCCAGGATTGCCAATTCGCTCAGGCCTTCTCTCGGATTCCAGCCGGACCAATCGCGGGCTTCGTTGCGGTCTATGATGGCTCGGTCCACATAGTTGCAAGCGACCTCTGATATTTCGGTCAGACTGTAGCTGAACAGGCTCCGCGGATTGAAGCGGAAATACCAGTCCGGCGATAGAAGCAGCTTTCGCGTCAGTTCCTGCTCGATCCCTCTCGCTATCGGTAGCACGATGGTCGATACAAAACTGTTGTACTCATCCCTGTCAAACTTGCCTTCTCCAACCAAAAAGGCCGGAACCCCGAAGATCGCGGCTGCCGTCCTTTTGTCGATGGCTATGCTGTCTTTGATGGCCAGATCGCTTATCGACATCGGCTTGACTTGCTGAATGTCAGCCAGCTCGGCCGGTATCAACCATGGTTTGCCGTTTTCCACGGCTTGAAAATATTGCTGCAGGAGCTGGTCTCGACCCGCACTTGATGCAAACTCTTCAGTCAGAGCATCCACTCGAACAATAATGCTCGGCGTGGGATTGTTCATGAATTCTGTTCTGGTCGTTTGTGCTTGCCGAAGCGTCCCTGCCAGATCGGTCAACAAGACCCGGTATCCTTTTCCAAGCCATGGTTTTTGTGGATCCGGATTTGCAATGAAGTGTAGAACCTCATCAGGATTGAAGGGGCGACCGCCATAACTGACGCTGTACCCGTACCCATGAGAGCTGAACTGGACTTTTGTCATGTCCATCGGTTCAAGATCGTCCAGGAAGCCATTAGCCGCGAAGTGAGGGATCTGAACGGCGTTCCCTTCTCCGTCCAATAAAATGTTCCTGACAATCGAGAACATCCATTGCTTTCTGGTCGTCCACTTGTTTGGACTGACATCAATCTTCCTGGAAAGTTCATTCTTGATTCGTTGGTCGCCGTCCTTGGTGTTCGCCATCAGGTGAATGGTCATCGAGCTGATCAGGTCGGCGATCCGATTGGCGGCTGTCTGGATTTCAGGGGTATCAACAAGCCTGGAATAACCATTGGAAGTCAGCCAGGAATATGAATCCGGAGAGGACAGCCAGAGTAAACCACTGTCTGTGCGCTTGTTTACGATGGGAGCATCGCGCTGTTTTCTTTTTCTGCTCAATCCAGCCACCTCTTAGCTTTCGTTGATTTTTCAAGGTCTTCCAGCATCCGCACGCAAGCGAAAACGGACGCATCGAAGATATCGATCCGGTGCTCAGGCATGACCTTTTCGTATTGGATCATGTCATCGGTTTTTTCGATTGCCCTGACATTCTGCAGGCAATATTCATACGCATTTGAGTGCAGATAGTAATACTGACCGTTTTTTGCCTTTTCTTCGATCCGACGAAAACCTTCGCTTTTCTTATAGAAATACTGCGGTTGATCGACCACGTTGAATCCGGCCTGCTTCATGCCAATAAAGTATTCTCGGCTGAATTTTCGATCGTGGCCAACCTGCTTGATCTTGAATCCCATGGCTTTCATTTTGATAAACCATTTGACGATCTCCGCATGATTGACCGTCGGATTGTTACTGAGCGTAAGCCAGCCGTCATCTTTCCAGCCAAACAGTGGAATACTGTCTTGGTCTGCTTTGATATGAGCTGCGGTTACCGGAAACCATGCATGTGTGATCGCAATATCGACCCCCTGGTAATTGCCATATAAGCAGGATGCAGTCAGGTCGTGCAGTTTTGACAAGTCGGCGCCACCAAACCAACTGACCGGAAGCTTGGCCAAATCCTGAATGGTCCAGTGATACTTGGCATCGGACACTTGAAATTCGGTCAGGTTGAAGTAGGCCCGCATTGCTGAGGTATAGACGTTGAGGCTTTTGGCCAGGAAGTCCTTTCTCTGCTGAGGATCGTTCAGCGCTTGCATCGAGTCGTTCAGGATGTCCTCCGGCCTGATCGACACGCCATAGGCCGGGTTGGCCATTTCATGGATACGCGGATTGGTGAAATCAACATCACCGTTTTCATCCTGATCGGCTTTGGCGATGAAAATGAACAGCTGTTCATCCTTCACCGTTTTGTCCAGTACTTTTTTGCAGTACACCAGCCGCTGATAACAAAACGATGTCATGTCATCCCCTGCTGTCGTGATGCCGATCATCAACTTGTTCGTATAGGCCTTCATGGCCTCCTTGATGATGTTGTATTGTTTTGGAGTCTTATAAGCATGAATCTCATCAGCGATGGCAATGTTGCAGTTCAGCGAGTCCTGTCTGTCCGGATTTGCAGCTAATGCCTGGATAAAGATCGATCCATCGCCCAGATTCCCCTGGATGCTGTGTTCCTGGTTATTGTCGATAACCCGGAAATTATCTTTTTCACCCATTTGTTCAAGATTGAAATTGATGAAATTGAATGACTCGAGTGACTGTTTCATGGCTGCCGCAACAATGTAGATCTTCGATCCGGATCTTCTGTTCAATAAGCCGAGCGCCCAGGCTAAAGCAGCTGAGAAGCTGGTCTTGATATTCTTGCGGGGAATATAAATAAGCGCCTCTTTGAAGCGCCTGTTTTTAGTCCCCTTATGATAAAACCCCAGCAAATTGTAAACCTGAAATTTGTGGAAGGGCTCCAATAGAAACGGTTTACCTCTCAAGGGCGTTCCATCAATCGCCTCCCCCTGAGCATGGACAAATGTTTTTTCAATAATTCCAATGACAAATTCTGCATCTTTTGGATCAAACTCATAAGCCGGATTATTTAAATCTTCAAAGAACCTCTTGCATACTTGGATCGATTCTTGGCAGGCGATCTTCCGGCCTTCCACGATTGACTTGGCATACTCAAAGACGACATCGTGGTTCTTATGCTTTTTATCGGCCAAGTTCTTTCAATACAGTTGCCAGCCTGGATGTTTTTCCCGACTCGGCGGTGACTGTTTCAAGCGATTTCGGATTCAGGCAAAGACGATCCGAGTATGCCAGGATGTCCTTGCGAAGCGATTCGAGCGTTGCAATGATTGCAGATTTCTTTGATCCACCAGCTGCTGTTTCAGTTTCATAGGCTCGACCGGATAAGTCGAATTCTTCAAGTGCCTCATTGTATTGA